GTTTTCATCCCACTTGCGGCCTTCGATCTTGTTGTTGGCTTTTTCGGCCTTGGTTTCCTCGGGCTCCATGGTAGCACGCATCAAACTGATGTCGCGATACATACCGGAGCTGATTCGACGCTTGAATTCCCACTCGCTGATGTCGTGGATCTCGGTGGCCCGCTGCGCGGTGTAAAAGTTCGTGGCCGAAAAGGGTATCAACACCTTGTCGATGGGCAGGAACTCGGCGCAGGGGCGCTTTTGCCGGTCATCGTACCAGAGCTTCAGGTACTGCGACCCGCCCAAGGGCAGCTGCGTGAGGAGTTGCTCCTGCTCGTCGCGGAACTCTTCAATCTGCTCCGTGAGCTGCCAGTTCATCCAGTCGCGTTTACGCTCCGCACGCTGGGTTTTTTCCTCATCGTTTTGGCCGAGGATCTTAGTCTTGACGGGGCCGTCGGGCGGGAACAGCTCTTTTATGGCTCGGGAGGCAAAGTCCACGCAAGCTTCCGCCATCGCGGGGTGCACAACTTTGCTCGCACCCATGAACGTCGCGCCGCCGGGAGCGTCCTTACCCATCCCGGTGCGTTTGAGGCCTTCTTCGTACTGCTTGTCGCGATCTTCCCGCGCCGTTTTGTCTTTTTTGATGAGTTCCAAGTACCGACTGGCGAGCGTATCAAGATCCAGCGGGTCAAACACCTCCGCCAGGTTGGCGTAGAAGTCCGGGTTCTCCTCCGGGCCGCTGTCCGGCTCAAGGTTGACGAGCACCGACCCATCGGGCAGCTCCTCAAGCTCGGCGTCTCCCAGCTCGAGTTCTTCCTCTTCGTACTCGACGGTCATCGGCCCAGCGGGCAGTTCGTCTTCAAGTTGGGGTTGTGGAAATTCGATAGCCATAGCTCGGGTTCCTCTCAGCGCCTGTAGCCCTTGAACAACAGCTCATCGGCCATGAGCGTGGGGTTAGTTTCGATTTTGACTGCGCCGCCTTTCTTGAGCTTGTTCTTTTTCAGGAACTCCTGAGCAGGCTCGCGAATCATCTCGTAAAAGTCACGCAGCTCGGCGTTGGGGGCTACGGCGTTAGCGCCCAAGTCTAACCGCTGCCGACCCGCACCTTGAGCGGCTCGCCGTTCGAGCAGCAACAACGGAGCCGCCTCACCGAGCAGGTCTTGTAGGTCCACCGCACCGGACTCAAACGCCGCCGCAAACGCCGGGTCGCGCCGCACGCGGTCAAACCGGCCGAGTCGGCCCGCGTTTTGAAGCTCCAGCTCGGCTTTTTCAAAAAGATCTTTGTCGTAAACGCGACGCGGCACGTCAGTCTCAAAGAAGCTGTACGCCGTTGAGGCTCGACCACCCCCGGTCGAAGGGGGCGAAGCGATGAAGGTCTTCAGCGTCCGGGGCCACGCACCCCGCTCATAGTCGGCGTAAAACGCCACGTCATCCGCGCTGGGCGAAACCCGCAGCCCGCTGACGTCGCTCGGGTGCGTGTGGAAGTCCACAATGGCGCGACGCTGCGGGTCGCTGACCGCTCGGCTAACGTCCGCCGCATTGGGGATGACTCGCGTGCGGTTGCCCGAGGTAACAACCTCGCCTGGGACGCCGGCTTCGGTCAACCCCACCACGGAGTGCTCATGGCCGGTGCGGTATGCGCGGCGGAGCGCCTCCCGAGCAGCAGCGGACTGCGCGGGGGCTTCGGTTCTCAACAGCTCGCGCAACGCAGCCGCTGCCCCGGCGGGGCGCTTTACGGCCCCCACTGCGCCCGCCACCGGCGGAAACGCCCCGAGGGCTTGCGCCAGTCGGAACAGCTCGCTGGGGTTGGTGGGTTCGGCGGGTTTCTCGCCCATGAACCCGCGCACCACGTCGCTCAACGCTCCGGCGGAACCCTCGCCGTAACCGGGCAGGTCTGACGCCCGACGCTTAGGGGGTTTGCCGCCGTCTTTCATGCGCACCGCACCACCGGCGGCCATTTTGTTAATACCGCCGAGCTTGTCAGCTAATTGATTAAACTCCTCTTTAGTCATGTATTCACCTACCCCTACTGAATCTAACATCTCGGGGGTAAATGTATCTATGTAATCGCTTTTTCGAATAAGACCTGTGTTTTTAAAGTCCCCGACGCTTGACCACCGGCCCGAGCGCACAAAGTCCTGCACGAAGGGCAGGTACTCGTCTTTTGGGGCGCGGTTGGCTTTGCCTTTGATTTGTTTAATGGTCGGAACAAACGCTTCTGCTATTTCAGGGTGGTTCGCTAAAAATTCGGCTGATGTGCCAGCGCCATGAGTTTTCTCATAGGTTTGAGCCCAATCTTCAAGGCTCGTTTTACCGCTGAGGCGACCGGGTTCAACTTCAATCGTCACATGCGGCTCACCCTTGGCGTCGCGCAGCGAGTAGATGCGTGAGCGGCCCTCAGCAACGTCCGGGCAGTAACCCCCGACGCAGTGGCCCATCACCTCGCCTTCGTACTTGAGAGCATCGGCGAGAAACTGCATCGCCGGGTCTTCATATTTCCCGCTACCCAAATACGCAGGGTTAGCACCTTCCGGCTTTTTCAACTCTACCCAGCGCAACCCCCGCTGATTAGGCTCGGCGGTGCCGGGCACCGTGTCATACGCCTTGTACTCAACCGTAGCGGCGTTTTGTGAGCGCTTGAGGTCAGCCGCCGCCTTTTGCTCGGCTCGCCACTTGTTGATCTTGTCGACCAGCTCGACGGCCTGCGGCACCGTGACTTTCTGTAACTTCTCGGGGCTCAGCTGCAACGACCTCGGTAGGCCCGAGTCGGGGTCGGTGGCGTTGCGCAGCTCGTCGATGAGGTGACGGAACCCAAGACCCTCTGACAGCGGCATGCCTCGATTTAGCTCATAAGCCAGGACATCAGGGTTCTGAACGGCATATTCACCGCCGAGCTGACGCAACGTCTCGGGAACGTCGATCTGAGCTTCATTGACCGACATTGGTAATTTTTCTCGGTAAGGTCCGCCTCTGATCGTGGCGTCCGCGACATCCTCCCAGCTTTGCGCCAACGGAGAGGTTGCGGTGGGCTCGGTGGGCATACCCAGCATTTCACGGTTCGTATGGGCGGAAACTGCACCGCCTCGCGGTGTGAAGTGAAGGATCTCGCGCTCGGCCAGTGCCCGCACCGGGTCTTCAGGTGTGCCTAGCTCATTGCGTATGTACTTGCCAAGTTTGGTGTCGATCCAGTTATTGATTTCGCCCAGAGCCCGCAGCCGGGAAACTTGCTCCGGATTCACGATGATACCCCCGCCGTCATCTGACCTGTACATCATGCCGGGATACTCAGGCGGGCGGTTGGGTACAGGTATCAAATTTGAGGGGTCGATTGTGTCCCCGGCGAACCTCTGCTTCATCTGCCTCAACCCGCGCTCAACCGAGCCGATTACCCAGTTGCCGCCCTTAGGCTTGACGACCCCCAGCGCCCCCAACCCGCTCAACGCGGTGGCGGCCTTTCCGGCAGCCTGAGCCGCCTCGGGAATGATGGCCGCCGGCGTGGGAGCGTTCATCAGCGCCTGAACGGCGCGGTAGCTGCCAGTGGGGCTGGTCTCGTCGTAGGGCTTCGCGCCCACCACGGCCCGGCCCGCCTCGCCCAGGTTGCGCCGCACGTTGAGCAGCGCCTGAGCCGTGGGGTCATCAACACCCTCGCCGTAGCCCTTCAGCTGAGACGCTCGGCGGCGCTGGCGGAGCTCTTCGAGTTCTTCAGGGGTCGGGGGTAGTAGGCTAGGCGGCATATGGATTCACCCTTGGGCCGGCGTAGTCCGGCGAGTCGTTGAGCGCGTCGATGTAATCCTCGGGGTCGTAGTCATCACGCGGCGCGGGGTCAATGTTGAGCCAGCTCGCGTCGCGCAGGTACCGCAGCGCCTGCGAGAAGGCGTCCACAAAGTCATCGTGCGTGGCGTTGGGGAAGCTGCATATCTGCGCGATCATGCCCTCGGCCCAGTCCCGCACGTAGCCAGCGCGCACACTCGACTCGGGTATGTACACCCGACCGGCCCGCACGATGTTGGCCACGATGCTGAGCCGCTGTACCTTGTCGGCGTTGCCGGGGTTGTAGGCCCGCACCGGCACATGCGCCCGCTGAAGGTCTTGAATCAGCACGATACCCGCCGCTTTGTCCTCAACGAGCACGAGGTCGACCTTCTTCAGGTTGCGCCCCTCGCCAAAAACGATTTCGTACTCGTCGATGACTTTGGGTTTCAGATCGGGGTACTGCAGGTGGTCCTGCCACGCGTCAATGATCAGCACGCTCATGGGGCCGTCTTGCGGCTTAAACACCCCGAACGTAATCGACGCTGTGGGGTCGTTCTGAGTCTTTTCGGTAAAGGCGCAATCGTAGCTCTGTAAGATGAACTCTAGCTTCGGGAGCTCTTTGTCAGCTGCCCAAAGTTTGAACCAGTCCCGCTTGACGATGCCTGACTCTTCGGGGTCAATAACCTCGGCATATATTTCCTGCCTGCCGAGGTTGGTGCCCTCGTAAGCGAGAATCTGCGAGCGAAAGTTGTCGCTCAGGTTGTCGACGTTAGTGTAAGTGCTCGCCGTGGTCAGGGTGACGTCGGTGCCTTCTCGGCTGATGAGGTCAACAATCAGGTCGCGGGGTTTAGGGGTCGTGGTGATGAGCAGGCGGGACTTCATGTCGGGCAGCTTGAGGCGCACACCGAACTGAATCTGGTCCCAACTGTCTTGCAAGTATTCCCAAGCCGCCAGCTCATCGCACCACCCGCCATGGAACTGCGGCCCCCGGAACCGCTCGGGCTCCGAGGCCGGTATACCTTTAATCAGCGAGCCATTAGTTAAGCGCAGCTCGTGAAGGGCTTTGTTGTAGTCGCTGATGAGCGACTGCGGTATCACGGTGAGCAACCCCGAGTCGCCTTCGAAGCACGTGCTGCGCACGTCGCTGCTTGTGGGCGCGGCCACCAACCATCGGGTCTTCGGGTAGCTCCACGCCCACCAGCCGATTTGCTCAGCGGCGGTGCGGGTCTTGCCCGCACCACGGCCCGCAAGCATCAACCATATCGTCCACCATTCACCTTCGGGCAGCAGCTGATGACGATGCGCTTTCGAAAGCCACAACGCCCGCCAAGCCCAGGCGGCTTGCCGCTCGAGGGGTAGCCGGCCAAACTCTTCGCGCAGCTTTGAGTCTTGCAGCAGTTCGCGGAGCGTTGAGTCAGCCGCGCCCACTGTCGCCGCCCTCATCGGGCTGACGCCGTTTGAGCTCGATGTTTTTCAGAATCTCGTCAAACACATTTACCTCAACCCGCAGCGGCCCGTCGTCCGCTCCGGCGTGCTGTATGCGATGGGTCTCGGCCCAGCGCAGCTGCGTCTTCGACCACCAAATGGCCGAGGCCGTGTCGCCCTCAACTGCTTTTGTGAAAAGCGTCTTGCCGACTTTGCTGTTGGCGCTCGCCTTGCCGAGCAGCAGCTCGCGCTCAAAGTGCTTGCGCAACGTGCTGAGGTCGATGCCTTCGCGAACCAAAATCGCAATCTGATCCTGCGGCAACCCGTAGCCCGAGAGCGTCGCAACCAGCTCCCGCTCGGTCTTGGTTGGCACGAACGCTGGCCTTCCCGCGCCGGGCTGCGCACCCCCCGGACGGCGCTTTCCAGCAGCCGGGGCTTTTTCTTGCGTTGGTTTTTCTTCCTTCATAGTGCGGCGCATTATAACCCGGCTTTTTCTCAATCGGCAACTATCTTTCGATCGTTCGGTTTTGATCGTTCGGTCGATCGTTCGAACGATTAGCCGACCGAACGATCGCTCGCCACCGCAAGCTCAGGCGCTCGGATTGTGCGGAGTGTGTGGGGAGCGCCTTTAGGCCTCCCCCACACCGCAGCCGATCAGAGCGACAAGGGAACGTTTACGCACAGATTCAACCCCTGCCGTTCAGCTCCCAAACACGACCGTTCGGTATCTCCCTTCAACCCTCAAAATCGATCGTTCGTTTGGTCGGTTTCTTTAAGAACGATCAAACCAAACGAACGATCACTTTTGGGGTTCCTCGAACGGTCGTTTTTAAGTCCTCAGCGGCAACATGCTACCTCCCCAATGGCAACCATTGACCGTCGAACGTTTTAGCCACTCTGAAACCGATCGTTCGGTCGATCGTTTGGTCGATCGTTTGGCCGAACGATCACCCCGAACGATCGCCCAAACGGCTGCTCGTTCAGGCTCATTGCGGGTCATTCAACGCCGCTCAACCGCCCCATTGAACCGCCCGGCGGCT